ACCGCCAACCGAACCACCACATAGCAGAGCGACACGGCACGGAGCAGAGCAACGCAGACCGCCACAAGTGCGACCAATTCCTTGCACACTAGAGCGAACAGAATTTTGTGCAATATGAACAAAAACAACAACGTAATTTTGTGCAAAATACCGTAGACTAATCTGCGATAATTTGATATGATATATACATCAAATAAAGAAAGGCACGCTGAGAGCGTGATGGTGAAGAGAGATGAAAGTAGTTATTAAAATTTATAACAAAGGGACAAAATATGCAAGAAAGCGTTGTGATAAGAAAATCGCAAGGGAGATTATAAAAGTTGAAAGGGTTAGTGTTGAAGATGTAAAAAGAATTGAAAAGACATTGAATGCCGGTGAATATGACGAACATGGCGAATATTATAATATCGTGTTTAATGACGGTGATAATAATTATTTTCGGGCAAGTCATACGTGGATAATCGCAAAAGGCAAAGAATTACTTTTGAATGACTGGGATATACGTCTATCAAATGATTATTATAAACACCATTCAGCGACGGCAAAAGATTATTTGCGAGCAAGTGAGGACGGCAAAATTGAAGAATATAGCGGACGCTTTGGCAATGGCTATATTATTCATAGCCAAATGAATTCAAGTAAATATCATTTAATTGAATACTACATCAAAAAAGGAGAATAAGAATGAACGAAAATTATCGAATCGGAAAAGGCAATCTCCATATTGCCTTTCCGAATAAAACCATACTTGACACTTATATAATGTGCGTCGGGTGCAACAACTGCAACTATAGCACGGCGAACAATATCTTGTGTTTGTATGCAGATAAAAAAGAGAATTTACTAAAAGCGGTTTTTGATTTTAAGATTTACACGTTATTCGTTATGAACATCTTAAAATCAATAAAAAGTAATGCTTTAGCAAGCATTGAAAAAACATACAACACCTTATCAGAAGTACAAAACGAACTAGAAAGGAGTTTATAAGATGATAAAAGTTTATTTTGATGATGGAACAAGGAAAAAAGTGAGCGTTGACAGATTTATTTGGTGGGTAAACAATTGTAAATTAGAATTAGATAATAATGATATATATTATGAAGGGGAACATTTTGCAAAATATTTTGCTTTATGTGATAATAAGTTTGGCGTATTAGACTCTATTTTGTGCCTTGTTTTAATGGCATTAATTATGTTAGTACTCGTGAAAGGTGGTGTGATTTTATGAAAACATTGACAATTATAAATGTTAGCGGTAGTTATATTGAGTGCGTAAAGATAAAAGGATTCAAGGATAATAATATTTTTATATCCTTAGACGAAAACGAGTTAAACATTTATGACTACCGAACAGGTCTCAAAATTGCAACCTGCGATATTGATTTTCAATTTAGGAAAGTGACAGAAAAACTTTTAATTGAAACGTTACATGGGTTTAATAATTTAGCAATCAATATCGTACCGTTACGAGATTTTTCATTAAAACAGTTTTGTGAGATGGAAATGAAAGACGAATTATGTTACGTTACTAAAATGATTCCATTAAAGACTTTTCATAAATTTTGTGCGGATAGTCAACCATAATTTACAATTTATTTACATTTTGTTATTCACAAGGACATATTTACATTTTATAATAGTCCTTGTAAATATAAAAAAACAATGTTTCACGTGAAACATGGAAAGGAGAGAAGAGAATGGAAAAGTTTATTACAAGAAATCTTGCCACCACAGAAGTGGCATACAAAGACGCTATCTTTACGGATGGTGAAATGACGCTTTCTGAACTGCGACATGAGACCGTTGTCGGAACTAGGCACAGCGAAGAAAAACTGAAAAAAATCCTTGTTGCCAAAGGTTTGGCAACACAGCCAGTGTTACAAGAAGTTAAAAAGACAACTTGCAAGTATTCCATGCCACTCGATGACTTTATCGAACAGGCGCACGCAGAAATTATCGAACAGTAAAAAAGAAAGGTTAAAAAAAGGTGGTTAAAATGAAAAATGAATTAGTATCAATGAAAAGTGAAAATGACGTCTTTTGCAGTATGGTTTGCGAAACAAAAGAAGAAAAGGTGCAGTTGTATAACGCTATCAATAACGCAGACGCTAGTCTTGATGACATGGTCGGCAAGCAGATTGCCGTTGTAAATGTGTATGCCGAACGCTACACGGCAGAAGATGAGGAAGAAAACAAAGAAGGTTTTGAACCAGTCGAAAAAGAAAAAATCATGATTACATTGATTTGTAAAGACGGCAAGACATACGCCACTAATTCGAAAGGTGTCTACAACTCAATCAAACGGGCATTTGCGTTGTTTGGCACACCGACATGGAAAGATGGTGTTACTTTTGAGGTTTGCAAGGTGAAAACCAAGGGCGGCTATAAAGCCACCATTTTAAGAGCAGTATAAAAAAGATAACAAGTTTTAATTTGAACATAACTCTCTTCCTTTAGGGTGGTTAGCAAATAGTCGCTATCCACCCTAAAAAAAAAATGAAAGGAGAGATTTACAATGTATCAGCCTAGTGATAAAACAATGGAAAATATTGCAGATTTATTGAAAACTTTTAATAGGCGAGTTGGACAGGCAAAAAGAAAAACACCTATACAATATCACCAATATTTACCACAAAAAATGACGGTTTCAAAATTTCTTGAAACGGTTGGAAGTTATAAAGATGTACAAGCACAGGCACGCTCACTTATGGCAAGGGATATAATTCCCGAGTTTGGAAAAGCCGACGCAAAACCAACAAAACTACAAACGGCACGTTATGAAAGCGTTAAACATTTAGAAAACAAACGAATAAAAAAAATAAAAGAGGTCGAGAGGTATGATGACGGAAAGCCTACAGGAATACCTAGAGTAAAAAAAAGAAGTAAAATATTTGAAATTAGAAAAGAAGCCGAGGAGTTTACACCAATTGAGCTAGAAATAAGGATTAGACAGTTAGAAAGACGGCAAACAAAAGAATATGAAGAAGAAGTCGAAAAAAGATTTTTGGAAAACTATTTTACCGCTTTACATAATAAATTACCACTTTTTGAAGAGGATATAAAAGAATTAGTTGAGACTGTGCCTTTTGAAATGTTCCGTCGGTGGATAGAACAAGAAGATAAATTGGTGATAGAATATGTTTATGACAAAAGCGGAGAAGAAGAAGTCGGAAAAAATTACCTTGAAAATTTACGCCGTAGGATAGAATATGAAAAAGAAAAAGGCAATTTGTAACTACAGGGTTATAGTTTGCGATTTTGAAACAACAACTCAAGAAGATGATTGTCGTGTTTGGGCAGTTGGTTGTTATGATATAGCAAGCGGTGAATTTTGGTATTACAATAACATAGATGATTTTATGGAAATGTGTGCCACTATATATTATAACGACAAATTATACTTCCACAATGAAAAGTTTGACGGCGACTTTATCATGAATTGGCTTTTTAGGCACGGCTATACTTGGGTTGACGATAGGAAAAAATTAGACTACAAAACTTTTACAACAACCATATCGGACAAGGGACAATTTTACTGCATGGAAATTTGTTTTTACAAAGATAATAGATATACAAACAAAGTTGTCATTTATGACAGTTTGAAGATACTTCCAATGAGTGTCCACGATATGGCAAAAGCGTTTGGACTAGAGGAAAAGAAAGGAGAAATTGACTACAATACACCTAGGGAAGTAGGACACGAATTGACCCAGGAAGAAATTGAATATCTGAAAAATGACGTTGTAATCGTTGGAAAAAGCCTTGTGAAAATGTTTGACCAAGGCCTTAAAAAAATGACAATTGGCGGAAATGCGATAAATGACTATAAGCGTAGAATCGGAAAAGATAACTTTTCTGAGTGGTTTCCACTTTTGGACGAAGAAACAGACTATTTCTGTAGGCAATCATACAAAGGCGGTTTCGTATGGGCGAACCCTATGCACAAAGGCAAGCTGATAGGTGAGGGAGATGTGTACGATGTGAACTCCCTCTTTCCCTCTCGCATGCACTCATCCAGTGGTTGTCGTTTTCCGTACGGCGTGCCTCAGTTTTTCAAGGGAAAGTACAAACCTCATAAACTGTACGACTTATACATACAACGAGTTGTGATTCAGTTTGAATTAAAACCGAATCACGTGCCATGTATACAGATTAAAAAGAATTTTCTTTTTTCGCCGACTGAGTACTTGACTAGTAGTAATGGTGAAGATGTTGAGCTGGTACTCACACAAGTTGACCTCGAACTAATTTTTGAGCAGTACAACGTAACCTATATTGAATATATAGATGGGTACATGTTTAAGTCTGATATAGGAATGTTTGATAATTATATTGATTATTGGATGGAAATGAAAGAAGAAGCAACAAGAACAGGAAACAAGGGTTTGCGTTCGATTGCAAAATTGCTACTCAATAACTTATATGGCAAGTTTGGAACAAACCCTAAACTTCAAAGCAAAATTCCCGTATACCTAGAGGGAAAAGTAGGCTTTATATTGTCCGATGTCAAATATCGTGACCCCGTATATATGCCCGTAGCAACTTTTGTGACTGCTTATGCACGTGCGTATACTATCTGTTCGGCGCAAAAGGTGGGACTTAAACATTTATTATACTGTGATACGGATTCCATCCATTGCAAAGACGGGGCTGACGTGTCCAGTTTGGAAATTCACGACACGAAATTAGGGGCATGGGCACATGAAAGTCACTTTGAAAAAGCGAAATTTTTGCGCTCAAAATGCTACCTAGAGCAGATTGACGGGGAGTTGTGTCCAACTGTGGCAGGCATGCCAGAATCATGCTACGACAACGTTACTTTTGATAATTTCTGTCTAGGTTCTGAATTTAGTGGAAAACTACGCATGAAAAGGGTTGATGGTGGCATTGTTTTGGTTGACACACCATTCACTATAAAACTATGATGTTCATAAATTGTTTACAATTTTGTTCACAGTTTATACATATTTGTTATGTATTATATAAACAAGGGTTAAAAGGCTCACGGACAATGTCAAATTGTCACGGTGGCGAGCCGTTGACGTTGTCGCACGGTGACACGTGGCGAGCCTACCCGATATAAAAAAAGAGAGGTGAAAACTTTGGGCGAATCCATGTATTATGATATAACACAAGTAAATAGTTACAACGCACTTTTTAATTTTTTACATGGCGCACGGGGAATCGGTAAAAGTTTTTCTCTCAAAAAAATGTTTGTGGAAAATTATCTTGTAGACGGCTCACAGTTTTATTATCTACGCCGATACCGTGAAGATTTGACAAAAAGTAGCAAAGGTTTTTTTGATTCGTTGCAAGAACAAGGATTTTTTGAGGATTTTGTTTTTACCAAAGACGGCGGAAAAAATGGCGGTACTTTTTATATAAACAAAGAGCCAATTGGCTATTATGGTGCATTGACAAAGGGAAAAGGCGTGGAACTGCCAAAAGTAAAATATATAAACTTTGACGAATACCTTATCGACAAAAGCGACCAGTACCACGGATATTTGCGAGATGAAGTTACCCAGTTTTTGGAGTTTTACGAAAGCGTTGCACGTATGAGGGATGTGCATGTCTACTTTACCTCAAATAACACGGATGGATATTCACCATATTTCGATTATTTCAAATTGAAAAAACCAGTAAAGAAGAATGGAATTTGGACGCAAGGAGACTTGCTTTATCAAGAAATCAAAACCACCGCCGAATACATAAACGCAAAGTATAACACTCGTTTTGGAAATATAATACAAGGCACGAGGTACGGAAAGTATGCAGTTGAAAATGAAAATTTACATATCACAGACGACTTTCTAAAAAAGAAACCATCAACGGCAAAATGCACCTTTAACTTGCAAATCGGGAAAAATGTTTGTGGTGTATATTTTGATTACTGCAAGGGTGAAGTATTTTTTTCTTGCAATGGTAACAAAAATATGATAACCTATACAGTAGTAAAAGCAGACCACACGCCGAATAACATTCTCGTACATGGCGGAAAGTGCTACCATTTATCCGAGCTAAAAAAGGCTTTTGCTTATAATCAGTTATTTTTTGATTCACCAAAAGCAAAAAATCTATTTGAACGAATTGAACACTTGTTATAATTAGCAAGTTTCAAATATAAAAAAATCAGAAAGGAGATATAAAAATGGCAGAAGAAAACAAAAACGAAAAAGCCTATGCAGAAGATGAACTTTTGAAAAAAGTCGGCGAAATCCTTACAAAAAAGGATGACGAGGGATTTTTGACTGAAATCGTGTCAGAAGTTACGGACAAAATCCACGAGTTGAGCGTTAAAATTGCCAATAAGGACGATGAAATCGCAGACCTTAAAGAGGATATTGAATCCTTGCGCAATGCTAACATGGCACTTTTGCGTAAACAGGGTGCAAGAGTGGAAGAAAAAGAAGAAAGAAAAAGTGAGTTTGTAAAGGACGATGAAAAGGAAGAATCCGACGAGGAAATCCTTGAGAAGTCCGTTGCAGATTATATGTAAAAAAAGAAAGGAGAAAGAAAAAATGGCAAATACCACTAAAACAAAAACAGAGCGTGCCGTGAATATGGCGAACACTGTCAGAACCCTTGCTGGCGAAGATTTTGCAAGTGCCGTACCAGTAGCAACACGCTCTAACATTTCAAGTTACGCAACACCGATTTTGGAGATTTCTTCCTTGCGTAACATGTTTGTAAATACCCTTGTTCAGCGCATCGGGTTTGAGTTTATCCATAACAAGCAGTATAATAACCCACTTGCGAGATTTAAGAAAGGAAGTACCCCCCTGGGTGGAGTTGTTGAGGAAATCGGTACAAATCCAGTAGAGTCACAGGGATTCAGTTCAGACGGATATATCCGCACACCCGACGGACAGGTTTTAACACCCCTCAACAAAAGAACACCCGATACCAAAGTGTTGTACCACACTATCAACCGTGAGGACCAGTATCCAATTTCCATCAGTCGCCAACAGTTGCAGACTGCTTTTGTGAGTTGGGAAAAATTGGATGATTTTATTTCATCCATTATGTCCGCCATGTATAGTGGAGATTCGATTGACGAATTTATTTATACTAAAAATTTGATTGACGCAGGCGTCACGAAAGATATGCTTGTGACACAGACGATTGCAAACCCAACAACTTCAAAAGACAACGCAGAAAAATTTGTCATTGCAGTGAACACAACATCGGCAAAAATGTGCTATCCCTCAACAAAGTACAACCGATACATTGAGCAAGAGGGTGCAGAGGGGAAAGCCTATAAAACATGGTCAGACAAAGACAGACAGGTGATAGTCATGCGTGCAGACGTTTTGCAGAGCATCAACGTCACCGTTTTAGCACAAGCATTTAATATGTCACAGGCAGACTTTAGAAACTCCGTTGTAGAAATTGATGAATTCGATAACCCTGCCATCCTTGCAGTTGTATGTGATGAATCCCTCTTACAGATTTATGATAATCTTTTTGAGGTGTCAGAACAACAGAACGCACAGGGCTTGTTCTTCACATATTTCTTGACGCATTTTGAAACACTCTCACTTTCCTTGTTGTCAAATGCCGTTGTCTTTTTGGATGAAAGTTATGAAAAGCATACCATTACGGCAACCGTCGACCCCGTGACAGAGGGCTACGCTTTGGACATACAGACATCAGCATATAAGGGCGAGACAGTCACATACAAAGTGACGGCAAAAGACCCTACCAAGGTTGGGATTAGTTATCAAGGTATTGCTGATACACCGCCTACAACTGTTGTAAACGGTGGAACGTATTCGTTCACGATGGGCGACACAAATGCAACAATTACAATGACCGTTAGTGAATAATGTTTCACGTGAAACATTGAAAGGAGAAAAAACTATGGCAGACTTTGAACCGACAACTGATATTAAACTTCTAGCCGTTCCTCTTGCGAACGATGGAGAAAGCACCTTGACTTTTGCAAGCAAGTCGGCACAGTCTGCCTATTTCTCTTCAAAAGTTGTAGGAAGTTTTTCAAAGGGTGACTTTACATATCAGAGAAAAGACCACACTATGCGTGTGCCGTGGAATGCAGAGAAGTTGTTTAATGTAAATTACTGTATGTATAAGAATAGCAACTTTGGTGATAAGTGGTTTTATGCCTTTATCAATCGTGTTGAATATGTTTCGCCTAACTGCACAAAGTTGTATTTGCAAACGGACGTTTGGCAGACATGGCTATTTGACATTGCTTACGGACAATGTTTTGTTGAGCGTGAACACGTAAATTCTGACGCTATCGGCGAAAATACAATTCCCGAAAGCGTGACTCCTAGTGAGTGGAATTTGCAAAAGATAGGAATTGATGAAAGTCCTTATCAAATTGGCGGCTATGTTGTGGGAACGCTTTATGATATTGATTCTACCATAGGCAACCCACAAAAAACAGGTGGCCAAAAAGCTAACGGTGTGTACTTTCCGTGTGATGTTCTTGCTTTTCCAAATACGCCAGAGGGTATTCTTGCAGTGCAGGCAAGATTATCGGCTATCAATGACGAAATGGCTGGAGCAATTGTTTTTGTCAGTTGTATTCCAAGATTAGCATTTGATAACTTGACAATTGCTGACAGTCGAGTTGCAACCCCAACATATAGCACTTTTGACAACATAAAAGTGCCAGTGGAACACACAAATATTAGTGGATATGTGCCTAAAAACAATAAGTGCTACACATACCCCTACCATTATTTAGTATGTAGCAACTCCGCAAATAGTGGTTCAGAATTGCGATTTGAAAATTTCAAAAACATTTCTGATATTACGTTTACGGCATATGCACATATCACGGAAAACAACTGCATACAGTTTGTTCCGGTGAATTACGAAGTCGGGACAAGCACAGGAGACAACCCCGATTTTGGTTTTAACTCACAGACTTATCCTGAATTGCCATATACGACGAATCAGAACGCCTACTATAGGCAACAAGAAATGAACTTGAGAAACCAAAATATGAACAGAATCATGTCACAAACTCGTGGAGTTATCGGAAGTATCACCACAGGTGGGGCGTCACTGTTAGGTATGTCAATGCAAGGCGAGGGAACAGGTTCAGACATCGCAAGTTATGCCACATCGCAGGTTAGCGGTATTGATTCGTTATATACAAGTGTCAAAAGCGCAGAAATGGCGGAGCAAAACCTTGAAAAAATGCACCAAATGACCGCCCCGAATGTTAGCGGAATCGGTGGTGCAAGCGATATATCCGTTGTAAACGGCAACATTGCCCCTAGGTTTTACATTAAAAACGCAAAAAAAGACCAAATAAGAGCAATTGACCAATATTTTAGTGCTTTTGGCTATCAAGTAAACCGCTTGAAAAAACCAAATATCACAGGGCGTCCAAATTGGAATTATGTGCGTTGTAGCCAAGCAAATGTCTATGCTGACATTCCACAAGAGGACTTGTCAAAGATTAAGCGTGACCTTGTAAACGGTATTACCTTTTGGCACAACCCTAGTACGATTTATGATTATTCACAAGGAAATGAGGTGAGTTAGTTGAGTAGAAAGAAAGACAAAAACAAAGAACAAGCATTAAGATGGCAAATTATATATTCTTTCTATTTTGCATGGCTGAAAAATATCGCAATGTCAATTTTTGAGTGGGCACTACCTGATAGCATGGATTCAAGGTTTTTGGAATTATCCTTTTTTGAGGATGGTCGGGCGTTAGCATATGTGAAAGATGGCGCTTTGATAAATACCCGTGCGAACCCATCCAATAACATGGATATGTATAATTACTTTACGGGCTATACTGGATATAATGTTGTTTTTTCTGATTATGTCAGTGCCGATGACTGTGTATACGGCTTAAACAACCCCGTCACAATGCCAACTTTTGATGTATGCGATATGTTTGCTACACGGCTACAAAAGTTAGAAATGGGGATATGGTCGAACGTCGACTTGCAGAAATTTCCTATTATGGTGTCAGCGCCCGAAAGCCAAAAGTTATCCGTCAAAAATTTGATGGAACAATTTGAGGGCGGTCTACCTTTTTTATATACATATCGTAACTTTGACGATTTAAACCAAGTAAAATGTTTTGATATGAAAGTGCCACAGATTTTTGACAAATTATATGAATTAAAACAGAAAACCTTGAATGAATTTCTTGAATTTTTAGGTGTCACAACGCCGAAAGAAAAGAAAGAAAGGCTTTTGAGTGGTGAAATTGTTGCGAACAATTCCAAAGTTGGAATCAGCGGAGCAAGTTTTTTATGGCAAAGACAAGAATTTGCTAGAAAAATAAATGAAAAGTTTAGTGCGTATCTAACTGAACCGATTGAGGTACGTGTGAGAGATTATAGCGAGATATTACATCTTGCGGAAAGTGAGGAAATGGCAAATGGAGCAGATTTCGGACTGGGTTCACAAGGTTTGTAATCCGTTGTCAGTGGTTGGCGGATTTTTAGGAATTTTAGTCAACCGAATCTTTGGAAAAGTAGATAATTCCCTTGTAATACTTTTGATACTTATGTCAATGGATATGATATGTGGCATATTAGTTGAGGGAGTTTATTTCAAAAAACTTTCGTCAAGTATTTGTTGGAAAGGTTTAATAAAAAAATGTGTGTCAATTATACTTGTAGGCTTATCCTATCAGATAGACAGAATGACCGGACAAGAAAGTTTTCGGGCATTTACAATTATTTTCTTTTCAATCAATGAAAGTATTTCCATTTTGGAAATTTGTGGGAAGATAATTCCCATCCCGAAAAAACTAAAAAATTGCTTATACCAGTTACGGAAAGGAGTGGAAGAGGATGAAAAAGATACTTGCAAATAAAAAAAGGTGGCACGGAAAAAGAAAAAGGGGAACGATTAAAGGCGTTGTAATACATTATACCGGAAACAAGGGCGACACTGCAAGGGGAAATTGTTTATACTTTCAGCGTGACCCGAAAGGAACAAATAACTTAAGTACAGGCGCACATTTCTTTATCTCGTCAAATGGCGAAACGATTAAGTCTATCCCGATGAATCAGATTGCCTACACCGTGGGAGGTGGTAGGCAGAGTGAAAAGGGTGGAAAGTATTACAAAAGATTGACAAACGCCAATACCGTTAGCATTGAGTTGTGCGACGCCGTAAACGGGTATACAGACGCACAAGCGAAAGCCGTTCGGAAAACAGTCAAATATATCCGCAAACATTGCAAAAATGCGAAAATTGTTTGTTATCATTTTGATATAAATGGAAAAAACTGCCCACCTTGGGGCGACAAGCGATTAGGGAAAGAATTTCTTGCAGAAATAGGAGAGTGATAATATGGCTTTTGTAACTCCTCAATTACGGCGAGTGTTAGATATGGGATATGACTTAGGTTTACAGAATTACCCCATTTTTTCCGAATCACACCGCCAAGAACTCAATCAAAAGATTATAAATCATTTTCGCTATTGCGAAATTGGCTACGAAACAATCAACCAATTTATTTTTGCATTGAATCGTAAAATGTTTGAGATTATGCCTTTTTATAACCAACTTTACGAATCGGAAGAATTGGAAATTTCAGCACTGACGAATTACAGTTATGATGAGGTTAGCAAAAAGACAGGAAATGACCTTTTAGAAAAGACAGGTACAGACACAAACAAACAGACAGGAGATAGCACACGAACAGACACAGGAACGCAGACAAACGAACAAGGCGGAACAGATACGCAGACATTTAAGGACGTAAAGAACAAAACAACATACGGAAGTTCAGAAAATGAAAACACATCAACAACTAGTGACGTGACGCACGGACAGACAAGCACGACAAAGGGAACGGATTCCAGTAAACGAGTACATAGCGACACACCGCAAGGAATGCTTTCGGCAAATTTCCCCGAAAGTGCTAATTACGCCAGCGACGCAGACGTCACAAAAAACACTAGCGATAGCACTGTAACACAAGGTGGAACAGATTCTACCGTTGGAACGGTGAAAGGTTCAAAAGGTCGGACAGGTTCTGATGAATCTTTGCAAACTGGCGCAGTTGTGACAGACCATGACACAAGCGGAAAGTTGACAAACGACTTGACAAGCAAGAACGAGTTTAACACAGACAACACTATCACATATGGAAGTAATGCAAAGCAGAAGTATGACAACCAGTTGACAACAAACAAGCAAGGTTATCAGGGTATATCACCTAGCGAATTGTTGCAAAAGTATCGTGATACATTTCTAAACATAGATATGTTAGTAATTGATGCCCTAGAGGAATTATTTATCAGCATTTTCTAGAATGTTTCACGTGAAACATTAGAAAGGAGTGAAAAATTTGAGTTTGATAAGACCAACACCCCCACTTTACAACTTGCCATCCTATTATAGTGAGTGTGAATCCTATGAAGAACAATTACACTGGTTACTTAATCAGTTGCAGACATTACAGGCAGACGTTGACAACTTGAAAAAAGACATCAACGACTACACGGACACTGAAATCAAAAAGTTATATGAACTTATCAGTGAACGCATTGGCAATCTGACGGACTACGTCAACGGCGAAAATTCGGAATTGAAATCTTATGTTGACACGGAAAACAAAAAGATTTCTGACAAGGTTGACAATTTGAAATCTTATACGGATGAGAAATTGGCGAATTTGAAAAAATATGTGGATTCCGAAATCCTTGAAGTCCGCACATTGTTAACAGACATTGACCACCGTTTACATCTTGAAGTTGTGGACGGCGACAACAACGTAAAGGACTTCGCAAGGATTTACAACGAACAGACACGCCTTGAATTACTGGAAAAAATCGGTGAATTATCCGAAAGAGTTGACAACATAACAAAAGAATTCCCACCAGTTTATAACCCGACACAGGGCAAGAATACGGACTTGCAAAAGGCAATCAATGACTTGTATTTGTATTTGCGAGTGCATGGGATTCCATGCCTTGTATTTGATTCGTTGCGAATTACGGTGGCAGACTTTGACGCCCTTAAGATTTTAGCAAGAAATTTTGATATTCGAGGTGCTGAAATTTTTGAGACATGGGAAAAAGAAACGGCATTTAGCCCTTGGACAGGTGAAAAGATAACGCTAAAAGACTTGTGTTATCAAATTGCAGAAAAAATAAACATGAACTACAAGACGGCAAAGGAGTATGACGCCCGAACAGTCACGGCAAGTGAGTACGATGAAGCACAAACAACGGCATATGATTATGATTGGACAAAAAGAATCTTGCCTATCGACATTGTGCCAGTCGACATGTTGGATAAATTCTTGCATACGTCAGAATTGATTTACAATGCGGATATTGTTTCTGACACCGGCAGAATTGTCGAAATTTCAAACAAAAAAGAGTTTGATAAATTCTTACTCGCTTATACGGATAAGAATTCAAACTTGAATTATCTTTTGTGTGATATTGCCGTCGGCAGGTTGTCGTTCACCGACACAAACAACAATGAGTTGACACAAGTTTCAAGAGATTTTTCCATCGTAAAAACGGAAACAGGTTATCAGATTGTTACAAAAAACTGCTCAGTATATAATGCCGACACAAAAGAAACAACCTACGCACCTAACTTTTTACTTATTAAAAAATTATATGGAGTAAAAAGTTATAAAAATATAACAGAAATCGGAAAGGAGATTTAATATTATGCTTTACACACATAATTACAACTTACCATATTATGAAGCGAATGATGTTGCGAATTATTTAGAAACCTACAACAATACCATCATGGCTTTAGACACTGCCATCCATGAAGCGCAGACAAAAGCCGAAAGCGGAGAGTTGCACGGAGCAGAATTAGACAAAGAAATCGAAAGTCTTACTACAAGGGTAGAAAGTCTTGAAAATTCGTTGACAACAACGATTGACAACTTATCAACGCTTTCCACAACGGTTAGCGGACACACGGAAGAAATTGCTAGTATTACGGAAGATTTATTGGCACAAAATACCGCCGTAAAAGGCTTGTCAAATTCATTATCAGAGTTGTCCACACAGTTTTCAACGTTTAAGTCAGCACAGGAAAATTTTAATGCTGAAATTTCTGCAAAAGTTGGAAACAAGTATTTTAAGACACACACCTACAATGTGCCAGCGGATTCTAGCAGTGGACAGTATACCACAAGTTTTGAAATTATCACGGGGCTTGCAAATGATAACAAGTTTACAAAAAGCCATGTTATGCTTACATTTATGCAAACAATGGCAGACACAAAAAAAGCGGATGTCGTTTTGAATTGCGATTTTTCAACGACAACAAAAACGTTTAACTTTAGTGCGGATTCAATCCGCTATAACGTTAGCGTAAACTTTGCGCCGTCTACTGGAATTATTGCAATTTCAATTACAGGGCAGAAACAGGAAACAAATGGAGTGCTATACGTAAACGCAACCGCTTACGCAGATTAAAGAAAGGAGACATAACGCTATGATTTACACAACTAACTATAAACTTCCTCTCTATGAGGGTAGCGACCCGACATCATACTTAGTGACATACAACGAAACAATGGAAAAAATTGATGAATCCTTGCACGAGTTAGCGCTTAAAGTAGCAAGCGGTGAGGTAAACGACCGCCAGTTTACTTCTGAAATTTCAGCAATTAAAGAAAGAATTTCCAGCGCTGAAAGTATGATTTCCACATTGACAAGTGAGTTAGCAACAACTAATTCTAATGTGTCAAAAAATGCTGAGGATATTAAAACTTTACAAAGCCAATTAGTGTCACAAGGGACAAGCATTAAAAACTTGCTTTCGGAGGTTTCAGCACTGGGAACATCTTTTGAGAGTTTCAAGGCGTCACAGGAACAGAAAAATAATGCCTATGAGGATTCGATTAGTGGATTGTCAGCGGAGTTGAGTAATACCACGAAAAAGCAAGAGTTGAAAAATTCAGAGTTCACAAGCGAGATTGCTGGTGTTAAAGCAATGGCAAGTATTTCAAAAAGTTATTTTGACAGACACGAAAAACCTACGGAACAAAGTGGCTGGCAGTTTAATAAAACAATGTCACTTTCTGCAATGAGTGAAGCCGATATTGCGAAATGTTCTCTAAACCTTGTTATCGGTAAAACTGTTAGTGGGCACGATAAAGGCATGCATGTGTCAATTACAAGATATAATGTAAACAGAACAACAAGGACATTCTATTTTGCCGATACTTCGGAAGTGTCAATTGTGGTTGATTTTGATAAAACCGCTAAAAGTGTTAGTATTGGGTTGAATGGTGTTGAAAACCCAACAATTGAGACCGGCGCTTGGAGTTTATCAATATTAGCGAATGTAACGCTTAACTAAAAAGTTTACCGCCCTACGTTATTAGGTAGGGCGGTTTTTTATTCGCCATAAGCAAAACCATAATTGCGAACAACTTCCATAATTCCGTCTATATCAGACGAAAGCCACAACACCGGCAAGTCATCAATTTTCTTTTATGTGTCAATTGTCAACATATATACTTGTTTTTCCTCAAATGGAAATCCAAACGCATAATCACTATGGACTAATTCGTTTACAACTAAAAACTGATAAAATTTCTTAATTTCTTTACCAGTGCCAATATATCTTTTGAATTTTCCTTTTAATAGTTTAGTCATTTTTTTGATTTCCTCTCTCCTTTTCGATTCTTTCGGCGGTGGCTTTTGTGCCGTCACCGATTAGCCTATCTTCTATCTGATAATACCATCCGTAAATATATTCGTTGTCAATATAAACGAACATATTATTTCACCTCACCCTCTAAAGCGTGTATCTCGTGACAGCCGTCAAAAAAGACTTCTTCATTTCCCCACACATTCAATTTTACTTTTTTCACTGTGCCTAACTTTTCATTTACTCTATTAGGGTGATGAATAAATCCAATTTTTATCATTTTATCACTTCTTGCCATAATTTCATATGTCGCAGAGTTGTCTGTATATCTTTTACCAACTTCAAATTTTATAACTGTTTTTCTCGTCATCTCTCTTCACCATCACGCTCTCAGCGTGCCTTTCTTTATTTGATGTATATATCATATCAAA